ATTGAGCGTTTGGCAAGCTATGGCATGCCGGTTGGACGCAATGTTTTTGAAACCTGCGAATGGGTCGGGAGATTCACGCAAGCAGCACAGAAGCCAGTGGACTACATATACCGCCAGGATGAAAAACTCTATCTCTGCCATGACAGCAGGGCCAAGGATGCCAATATCCGCCGCGCGCTGATTGACCGATTTGCAACCCATGATCTGAAAAACGGGAAGGGGACCAAAAAGAACCCAGATTGGTTCTATGGGTTCTCTGCCGATGTATGGGCGGCGTATGCAGTTGGAATTACGTACACAGAAACAAAACTGAATTGTAAACAAAGTGTTAAGATCGTCTAACAATTTGACCAAAATGGAGGGCTGCGATATAATTTAGGCAGGAAATGGTTTTATACATACGCAGGCAAAGAAAATTTATTTTCTTTGCTGCTATGTATAAAACAGAAGATTTTCTTCCTCCTTCGCCCGGCTCCGAGGCGGTCTCAATATCGGGCGTACCTCCTTTTTCTTTGGGAGCGCGAGCCTTGTTCTCGCCTCCCTACCACCCGGCCAGAGCGGATTTTGGTGCAACTCCAAAACGGGTGACCATTCCCAGCTGGGGAAATTTGATGGAAGGAGATTGTGCTTCTATCGAATCGGCAAATTGCTTTGCGGCCGCAAAGTGAACCGAAGCACGTACCATTCGCCATTTCACTGAAACCTGCGGTTGGAGACGCAGACCATTTCAGAGAAGGTGCGTGCGGAAGTACAAACAGGCCTGCGGGAAGCCTGACACAATCCGCAACATACCCCGCAAGGGGTATATATGCCGCCCCGTCCGCATGAGGGTTGAGGCGATGCATCTAACAATTTGAGAGGAAACGCATGGCGGAGTATGCTCCCGCCGCCTTTCTTAAATATATGAAAGGAGAACTCTCAAGTGAACGAACTGATGATTTTTAACAATCCCGAGTTTGGAAAGATTCGGACTGTAGAGGTAAAGGGCGAACCTTGGTTCGTCGGGAAAGACGTTGCAACGGCGCTGGGGTATGGAGAGGGGAAGTCTCTTGCCAATGCCGTAGCGAATCATGTTGATGAAGAGGATAAAGGGGTCACCGAATTGATGACCCCTGGTGGGAATCAGAAAATGGTCATCATCAACGAGAGCGGTCTGTATTCCCTGGTACTCTCCAGCAAACTGCCTGGGGCAAAGCGGTTCAAGCGATGGATTACGTCCGAAGTAATCCCATCTATTCGCAAGCACGGAGCCTACATGACCCCTGAAACCCTGGAGGCGGCAATCATGAATCCGGATATTATGATCCGGCTGTGTACTGTACTGAAAGAGGAACAGGACAGGAGAAAATCACTGGAGGCCGAACTGGACCGCAGCAAGGAATGGTACTCCATTAAAAGAGTTGCTCGCATGAATGGACGATCCCATAAGGATTTTGATTGGAGAAAATTAAAAAAGGCAAGTGAGCGGATGGGATACGGTGTGAGAAAAATTTTCGACGCCAATTACGGAGAAGTAAACATTTACCACATGAAAGTATGGGAAAGTGTGTATCCAAACATGGAGATATAAACCTTACTCCCAGCACACCCCGAAAGGGGTATCTGGTTCTTTAGCTCGAAGGTCGAGCAGGCAGCTCATAACTGCCGGGCCTTGGTTCGATTCCAAGAGGAACCACCAAAAATAGATTTTTATTGATGAGGTTAGTTATGGCTGCACGGTTGACAGATAAGCAGAAAAAGAAAATAGTGGCTGATTATCTGGAACTTGGCAGCTACAACGCAGTTGCCAAAAGAAATCATGTGTGTGGGGAAACTGCTCGGCGTGTCGTGGAGGCATCTGAAGATTTCGCAGAGAAACTTAGACAAAAAAAGGAAGAAAATACAGCCGATATCCTGGCCTACATGGAAAGTCGCAGGCAAGCAGTATGCGATATTATTGAGGTAGGACTTTCCGTTCTTCCAGAGAAGATTCAGAATGCACGCAGCGCCGCAGAGGTTACGACAGCGCTTGGGGCACTGATTGATAAATTCACAGCATTTGGCGGTGGGCCTGGGAACGATGCCAAGGAGGATGGCTTAAGCCAGAGTTTGAGAGAACTGGCGGAAGGGTTGGAAAGCGATGAAAATTAGTGTTTTAGGGACTGAATACACTATTGAGTATAGAAATAAAATTCAAGATATATTGTTAAATGATTGTGATGGATATTGCGATAAAACAAGTAAATGTATTGTTATCGGGGAAAAGGAAAACGATAGTGAGTTATCTGACTTTGGCCAATATCAGAGGAAAGTTTTGCGACATGAAATAATCCATGCATTTTTATTTGAAAGTGGGTTGCATGAGAGTTGGCAACATGAGCAAGGCCATGACGAGAGCTATGTGGATTGGATTGCTGTGCAATATCCAAAGATGAAAAAAGTATTTGCAGAGGCAGGCTGTGATGATTAGTCTACAACAAAAGAAAATCCTTGCATTCCCATACTTCAAATATGATGCCATTATTTACGATTATGTTGTCCGTTCTGGCAAGACCTATATCATAAGGGAATTTTGCATAGCGCTTTAGAGGGAGGATTTATGGAATTAAATACTAAAAGGATAGATGAGATTATTCCTTATCCTCACAATCCGAGGGTCAATGACCAAGCGGTAGACGCGGTGGCGGAGAGTATCCGGCAGTGCGGATATATCGCGCTGATCATCGTGGATGAGGAAGGCGTGATCTTGGCGGGGCACACGCGGTACAAGGCCCTGAAAAAATTGAGGCAAAAGACTGCCGAGGTGGTAGTCAAAGTCGGTCTGACGGAGGAGCAAAAGCGGAAATACCGGCTGCTGGATAACAAAACCAACGAATTGGCAGATTGGAACTTTGATCTGCTGGCCAAGGAATTGGAGGGACTGGACTTCGGTGCATTGGAATTGGATTGGGGATTGGATTCGGAGGAAAGCGAGCCGAAAGAAAGGCAGGAGGTAACATTCCATGAGACGATTTCCGTTGTGATTGATTGCCATGACGATGATGAGGCGGAAGAAATATTCTCACGACTCAGCGAGGAGGGATATAATTGCCGCATTTCGACATTGTAAAAGAAAATCATCCGCAAAACACATTTCGGGTGTCGAAAGTGGAGGCGGATTTCGATGTAAAGCCGGAGCACTCAACCGAGCATTTCGTTGGGAATATTACAATCCCGGGAAAATGGAATGTTGGCGTTATCGTAGGCGGAAGTGGTACGGGGAAAAGAACTATTGCCAAAGAACTGTTTGGAGATAAAATGGTGGGCCAGTTGGAATATTCCGCTGCAAGCGTCATAGACGATATGCCGAATGTAGGGATAAATGAAATCACAAAAATGTTTTATGCCGTTGGTTTTGGTTCGGTTCCCAGTTGGCTTAAACCGTATTCCGTTCTCAGCAATGGCGAGAAAATGCGCGTAGATCTGGCCCGTGCATTACTGGAAAATGATTTTGTTGTTTTCGACGAATTTACATCCGTAGTGGACCGGAAGGTGGCGCAGACAGCGAGCCTTGCGGTAAGTAAAGCGGTTCGCAGAGCGGAAAAGCAATTTATTGCTGTGAGCTGCCACTATGATATTTTGGATTGGCTGGAGCCAGACTGGGTATTTGATACTAATACCATGACAGATTTTTTTGGAAAGGCCCACGCCCTGAAAAGCGATTTACAGTCAGGAGATGCGGACACGGGGAGTGGGCAAAGTTTAGGCGTTATCATTATTTGAGCGGGGAATTACCGAAACAAGCGATTTGTTATGGCGCATATGACGGAGATCAAATCAGTGCGTTTATTGGCATCATCCACTTTCCTCATCCAAGAAATAAAAAAATCAAAAGTGTTTCGCGGCTGTGTGTTCTACCGGACTATCAGGGAATCGGAATCGGAAAGCGGGTTTTAACATTAGTTGCAAAAAAATATGCGGATGAGGGATTTGATGTAAAAATCACAACATCCGCAAAGAATCTGATTTATGCGCTGCGTCAAGACAAAAACTGGATTATGGCCCGATATAGCGCTAACAAGAAATTTGAATCCAACAATAAAAATTGTCGAAAGATGGTAAATACCATTCGGGATAATTGCAAAACGGCCTCATTTTATTTCAAGGATGGATAAGATAAAATACTGCTCTCCTGGTATGGCTCCCCACTCTGGATTGCCGTACCCGATGGAAAGAGAAACCCGAACGGTGGCGGCAGGAGAATCGAACCTGTATCCGTTCCGCAGGATGCACCAGAATTCACCGTTTTTGTCCGCTGCATTGAAAAACATGGTGCGATAGCGTTTGGTTAGGGAACGGTATTCTTCCTTTTTTTGGCCAGATACAATCATATTAAACCACTTCTTTTTAATGGGAAGAACGATCAAGCGGGAGTCACCTCTTTCTGTAAATATTGGTCAAGATAATTTGATTTTAGATCGTTGATCGGGTCAATAGTCAAGCCATACATTGTAAGCATTTCTATTTTTCCTATTCTCCGACGGGCGGGTCAAGCCCGCGCCGCTTATTTTTCGTTTATAAACCAGTTTTCAAATTCTTTTTCTGTCATTTCTCCAATTATTTCTCGAAACTCTTTCGCGTCTGCCAAATTGTCAAATGTGGCAAGGGTGCAACCAACACCGGCGCCCACATAGTCCACGAAAAAAATAGGGGAAATATCTCCCTTCCAAAGCCAAATTGTGGGGCGGATCTCCCTTAAATTTTCTGGCTCATGGGAATAAATATAATCAAGAGTTTTTTCATAAACTGTCGTTCTGTCCACATAATAGGCTGTAAAAAGTTGATTCATTTTCGTCTCGCGCACAATAGATGTTTCCGGCGTGTTCAGGTGTTCCGTGGTTTCCCACGCATTCAAAAGCTGGTCAAAGGTAAGTCCTTTTAATTTTTCGAGGGCTTTGTACTTGGTTTCGTATTTCATATTTTTAACCTCCTTCTTGATGATTTAATTATAATATAATTTCCACATATTTCCAATCGACAAAGCGACGAATGCCGAATGAAAAATCTATGGATAATAGCGGATTCTTGGAGGTGATGTTATGGCAAGGCCGCTAAAGGAAATTGACAAAAAGAACTTTGAAAGCCTCTGCGGTCTGCAATGTACCAAGGAGGAAATCTGCGGATTCTTCGACGTGACGGATAAAACACTGGAAAGTTGGTGCAAACGGACTTATAAAACAGGTTTTTCCGATATATTCTCCCAAAAAAGAGGATTGGGGAAAGTATCTCTCCGAAGGAGTCAGTGGAGACTTGCCGAAAAGAACGCAACAATGGCCATTTGGCTTGGCAAGCAATATCTTGGACAGCGGGACCAGCCGGAGGACAGTGTGGACACAGAGGACACAGACGTATATTTTGCGGAGGCGGGGCTGAATGAAAACGCAGACGCTTAAGCCCATATTTGGGCAAAAACATAGGGAATATATTTCCCGAGCGGTGCGGGCTACTATTTCGGTAGCGGAAGGAGCTGTCCGTGCGGGCAAGACGGTGGACAATGTAGCCGCTTTTGCCTACCTGATTGACCGGGGGGCGCCGGATCGCATACACTTAGCTACAGGCTCCACAGCAGCAAACGCAAAACTCAATATCGGCGATTGCAACGGCATGGGGTTGGAGTATATCTTTCGGGGCCGCTGTCGCTGGACAAAATACAAGGGCAATGAGGCGCTTGCTATTCGTTCCCATGGACGGGAGTATGTAGTGATCTTCGCTGGCGGGGCCAAGGCGGACAGTTTCAAAAAAATTCGAGGCAACTCCTACGGGATGTGGATTGCCACGGAAATTAACCTGCATCATCAGGACACCATTAAAGAGGCGTTCAACCGGCAGTTGGCGGCAAAGGTGCGCCGGGTGTTTTGGGATCTAAACCCATCCGCTCCGGGAGCATGGATTTACGAGGATTATATAGAACGGTTTCGAGAACAGTTCGGCAGGCGGTATAATTATGAGCATTTCACTATCCGGGACAATGCAACCATCTCAGAGCAGCGATTTGCCGAAATCGAGGCACAGTATCGGCAGTATGGTGTGACCTCCGCGTGGTATCGCCGGGACATTCTGGGCGAACGGTGCATCGCCGAGGGCTTGATTTATCCTATGTTTGGGGAATTCAATATCGTGGACGAAGTGCCGGAGCGCGGCGAATATTATATTTCCTGCGACTATGGGACATTGAACCCGTTTTCGGCTGGTCTGTGGTGCTGGGATGGAAAAAAGGCAACCCGGATACGGGAGTATTATTATTCCGGACGAAACGAGCGCAGCAACAAAACAGACGAAGAATATTACACAGAGTTGGAGAGACTGGCCGGGGATTTGCCAGTGAAGTCGGTGATTGTTGACCCGTCGGCGGCATCGTTTATTGAGGTCATCCGGCGGCACAAGAGGTTCAGGGTACAAAAGGCAGTCAATGATGTGATTCCGGGGATTGCTACTACGGCCCGATATATCCAAGATGGGACGATCAAGGTATGTCGGAGTTGCAAAGACGCGATCCGGGAGTTCGGCTTGTATCGCTGGGATGAAAAATCCACGGAGGACAAGCCTATCAAGGAGAACGACCACGCCATGGATGATATACGTTACTTTACAATGACCATTCTTCGGCATAAGGTGCGCAAGGCGGGGCAACCGCAATATATCCCACTGTGGGAGAGGTGATTTTTTTGGTTACATATCAGGACCTGATTGCTGTGGGCAAGGACGAAAAGGCCAGAATGGGCTTTATCAGGCGGGCGATCAATGAGCACAAAGGCAGCGAGGCATATAAAATGGCGGTAGATGCTGAACTATACTTTAAGGGCGAGAATCCAACAATCAACCGCTACGAGAAAATTATATACGATATGCAGGGTCGTGCTCATAGGGATATGTACACGGCGAACCACAAGATCGCAAGCAGCTTTTTTGGACTTGATGTACGGCAAGAGGTTTCCTATCTCTTGGGCAATGGTGTGACATTTCAGAACGATGCAACAAAGGACAAACTGGGCAAGAAGTTTGACTTGGAAATAGTCAGAGCCGGGAAATATGCCCTGATTGCTGGCGTTTCATTTGGTTTTTGGAATCTTGATCATGTGGATGTGTTCAAACTGCGGGAGTTTGTTCCCCTTTACGACGAAGAAAATGGCGCGCTTATGGCGGGCGTCCGGTTCTGGCGGGTAGCTGATGACAAGCCGCTCAGGGCTACACTGTACGAGGTGGATGGATACACGGACTACATCCAGCGTAGCGGTGAAGATATGACAGTCAAAAAAGAGAAGCGGTCTTATATCCTGCATTTGCGTAGCACTGAGGCGGATGGGACGGAAATCTACGACGGCGAGAATTATCCGTCCTTCCCAATTGTGCCATTAAAAAATGGTGAAGACGCTCTTTCAGAATTGACCGGAAAGAGAAATACTGTGGATGCGCTCGACCTCTGTACCTCCAACATGGTCAACAATGTCGATGAGGGGAATCTGATCTATTGGGTGCTGACTAACTGCGGTGGTATGGAGGATATGGATGACGCAAAGTTCTTGGACAAAGTGCGCACGACGCATATCGTTCACGCCGGGGTTGAGGGGGACGAGGGAGCAACAGCCGAACCGCACACCATTGAAGCGCCGTTCAGCGGTACTGAGGCGACCATCGACATGCTCAAATGTAAGCTGTACGAAGATTTCCAGGCGTTTGACAGCTCGGCGGTATCAGCTGGAAACCAAACGGCCACGGCCATTGCCGCCAGCTACACGCCTCTTGATCTCAAGGTAGATGACTTTGAGGCCAGCGTAACAGAATTTATTCTTGGGATTCTGGCCTTGGCGGGCATTGACGATGAACCATCCTACACTCGTAGCCGTATCATTAACCGGGCCGAAGAGACGCAGACCATCCTCATGGGCGCGGAGTATTACGACGACGAATATATTACAAAAAAGCTGCTGACCATCAACGGCGACGCCGACCAATACGACGCGCTGATGGAGCGCAAGGCGGCGGAGGAAACAGAGCGGTTGGAAGAAGAAACATTCCCACCGGAGGTGGAAGAGGAAACCGAGGTGACGGAGGATGCCGAAGCCTGATGAAGCCCATCGTCTGACCGAAAAGGAACTGGCCGCGCTGGAAAAGCGTATTGCCAAAGTCTACCGAGAGGCGCGGGACGAGCTTTCCGACGCTATCAAAATTTACTTTGAGCGGTTCCGTGAGCGAGACGAGGAAATGAAAGCCCTGATCGGCACGGAGATAAATGGCAAAGTCTGGACGGAGCAGGACTATAAGCAATGGCGGATCAACCAGATCGGACGGGGAGAACGGTATCAAGACCTGCGGGAAAAAATCGCTGAGCGTATGACTAAGGCTAATGAGGTAGCGATTGCCTATGTGAACGATGCAACATCTGGCATCTATTCCCTTAACCGCAACTATGCCGCTTACACCATTGAGAGAGTGGCTGGGAATGTGGGATTTACCCTGTGGGATGAATCCACCGTGCGGCGGCTCATTGTGGAAGAGCCTGACTTGATGCCGTATTACCCAAAGAAAAAAGCCCTCAATCGGGGCATTGACCTCAAGTGGGGCAAAAAGCAGGTTACAAAGTCCGTCACCAGTGGGCTTTTGCAGGGAAAGGGCGTGGGGAAGATTGCCACCGACCTGCAAGCCCGTGTGACTGAAATGAACCGGGCCAGCGCCGTGAGAGCGGCGAGAACGGCTATCACGAGCGCCCAGAACGGCGGGAGGATGGACAGTTATAAGGCCGCCTCCGATATAGGCATTAAGGTTAGAAAACGCTGGGTCGCAATCAAGGACGGGCGCACCCGACACGCTCACCAAAAATTGGACGGGCAAACGGTGGCGTGGGATGAGCCGTTCACCTCCGAACTGGGGAAGATACGCTATCCAGGAGACCCGAGGGCAAAACCGGCTAATGTTTATAATTGTCGCTGTACCATGCGAACGGTAGAAGCGCCGGGCATCGAAGCGGAGCCGCGCAAAATGCGTGTGCGCGACCCTAAGACGGGCAAGAATGTGGTCGTGGAAGAAATGACCTATGAGCAATGGGAGAGGTGGGTGAAAAGCCGTGGCTAAAGATTTGGGTGGTGTGGTGTTCAACGATTATAGCGCCGATGTGTTGGAGGCTATGCACGATGCTGTTGTACAGGCATTGGAGCGGTGCGGGGAACAGGCGGAAGGATATGCCAAAGACCTGGCTCCTGTTGACACTGGCAACCTTCGCAACAGCATCACCCATCAAGTGGACGATGGTGAAAGCGCTGTTTACATCGGAAGTAACGTAGAGTATGCCACTTATGTGGAGCTGGGCACCGGCAAATACGCCGAGGGTGGCCGCCCCACGCCGTGGGTCTATCAGGACGCCGAGGGCAACTGGCACTGGACAGCAGGTAACCCGGCGCAGCCGTTTTTGAAACCGGCGGTGGCTGACCACGCCCAAACCTACCGGAATATTATTGAGGATGAGATGAAGAATGGATGAAAAAACAATTAAAAAAATAAATTCCGCTTTGTACAACAAAGAATGCGTTGAATTTAGACCTGTCAAGGATGGAATAAGAATTGTTCGGGTTAGGCGAGAAGTAATTGGAACAATAAAAGAAGATTTGATTGATTTTACAAAAGAAAAATGATAAAATAAATACATAGCAATTGAATATTGTTCCTGTCTATAAGCGTTTAGGCAGAAGGGCTAAGTGGAGCTGATTTGCAAGAATTTCTTGTAAATTGGCTCTTTTTTCTTTTTGGTAAACACCGCAGAGGATAGCGGTTTTTATATCACAGTCGCCCCCGAAGCACTGGGGCCGAAGAAAAGGAGACTGATTATGGCACTCACCAGACGCGCCCTCAAGGCTATGGGCATTGAGGACGAGAAAATCGACGAGATCATCAATATGCACACCGAAACCGTGGAGGGCCTGAAAGCCGATGTGGCAAAGTATAAGGCCGATGCGGAAACACTGCCCGAGGTACAGCGGCAGCTCGAAAAAGCGCAGAATGACCTTGAGGCTGGAAAGAAGGACAGTTGGAAGGTTAAATACGAGGCCATCAAAGAGGAATTTGAGGGCTACAAGAGCGAACAGGCCAAGAAGGAGACCCGCGCCGCCAAGGAAAAGGCATACCGGGAACTTCTGAAACAAGCCGGGGTGAGCGACAAACGCCTTGATGCCGTGCTTCGTGTGTCTGATGTGGACAGCGTGGAGCTGGATGACAAGGGTGCTGTCAAGGATGTGGACAAGCTCACAGAAAGCATCAAAAGTGAGTGGTCGGATTTTATCCAAACCACAACCACCCAGGGAGCGCAGACTGCCGCACCTCCTGTAAATAGCGGCGGGAACGCCATGACCAAAGCGGACATTTACAAAAAGGACGATCATGGCCGATATGTATTGTCTGCATCTGAGCGTCAAAAGGCGCTTATCGAAAATCATAAAACATGAAAGGATGAATTAAATGGCAGCTACTAAAGTTGAGAGCTTTGAAAATCCCCGTGATTCGCTGCCGAACTCTTATAACAGTGTTTCGGCTCGTGAGGAAGATTTTGTTACCCGATTTAACGACAACTGGGAGGCGCTGCGCACCATTATGGGCATCATGCGGCCCATCCGAAAGACCCCTGGCACGCAGCTGATCTCTTACACGGCTGACGTTACATTGGAGGATGGTGACGTTGACCCCGGTAATGTGATCCCGTACAGCAAGGCCACCATTACTCAGGCGACAAAGGCTGACTTGGCCATCAAGAAGTATGCCAAGGCAGTCCCCATCGAAGACGTGGACAAGTATGGTGCGGAAATTGCCGTGGAAAAGAGCGACGACGCTTTTCTGATTGAATTGCAGAACGTGGTGCTGGGTAATTTCTACACCTTCCTGAACACTGGTTCTTTGACGGGAACCGCCACCACTTGGCAGGCCGCACTTGCAAAGGCCCAGGGCGAGGTGCTGAATAAATTCGCAGGCATGGCAAAGAGCATGACCTCTGTCGTCGGGTTTGCGAATATCCTGGATGCTTATGATTACCTGGGCGCGGCGGACATCACCGTGCAGACCCAGTTTGGCATCAATTACGTCAAGGACTTCATGGGATATTCCACCCTGTTCCTGCTTCCCGCTACCGTTTCTGGTAATACCGTCATTGCGCGGAACACTGTAATCGCTACTCCCGTTGAAAACATTAACCTCTATTATGCAGATCCTGGCGACAGCGAGTTTGCGCGGCTCGGGCTGAATTACACCGTGCAGGGTGAAACCAACCTGATCGGCTTCCACGCTCAGGGGAACTACAGCACCGCTGTTGGCGAGAGCTACGCCATTATGGGCATGAAACTGTGGGCTGAGTATTTGGATGGCATTGCCAAAATTACTGTATCGCCGGGGGGTTAATTGGGTCTGACATCTTAACGCTATTCCCCAGCAGTCAGACCCTATTGGGGAAACAGGTTTCTGATTTAGTCGGCGATGATCTGGAGGTAAAGGCTGACGGATCTGTGATTGGAACATTTCATTATGTTTCTGATTATACGGAGTTCAGCAGCGAGCCGGACGAGCAAAGCGGGTATTACTTCCCGTTCCATCTGACCAAGACAGGAACCAAAATGACCTTCAAGAAAAACGGTTCTCCCACAAAGGAAAACATCCCGTTTGACGCAGATATTGTCTTCCGGGTGGCCAAGGATGACACCTTCGAGATTCTTGTTGATGATTCCAGCGTGGTGAAATTTACCTTTACAGGGGCAACGTTTGAACCGCAAGCCAAAACGAAAGCCCGGGCAAAGCAATAAAAGGAGGGCGGCGTGATGCTGGAGCAAGTTTTGCAACACCTGAATAACTGGTTTTTGGTGCCTGATGGCATTCACTCCGGAGAGTTCACCGTGCAGGACGGCGGCATTACGCTGCCCTTCCTGCAAACAGGGCAGTATTTCCGGGTGGTGGGGTCTGTCTTTAATGATGGCCTCCACCAATACCCGGCAAAGGACATGACCGAGGAAACATTTGATGGCGCTGTGTGGGCGCTGGCGGTGCCGAAATCGGTCATCTCTCTTGCAGATGAAATTGCTGCCTGGGACGAGAAAAATGGCGTCCCAGGCCCATATACCAGTGAGAGTTTTGGTGGTTATTCGTATAGCAAAGCTACCAATACAAGTGGCGTGGCTGTGGGATGGCAGGATGTTTTCAAGGGCCGCCTGAATACTTGGCGGAGGATCGGAGGTATTATATGAGTTTGTTGGATGATTTTGCTCGTACCTGTATTCTGTTGGAAAAGAAGCGTGTCCCCGATGGCGCGGGCGGTTACATCGTGGAGTGGACAGAGGGCGCAGAGTTTACCAATTATCAAGCCCTTGATACTTCCATGGAAGCCCGCATTGCCGAAAAACAGGGCGTGACAAGCCTCTATTCCGCCTTGGTGGACAAGGCTGTACCCATTGAGTACAACGACGTATTCAAGGACAAGGGTACAGGCGAAACCTATCGCGTAACCTCCAACCCGGAGGACAAGCAGGCCCCACGCTCCTCCACGCTGCCGCTGAAATACTTCACGGCAGAAAGGTGGGCGCTGACCACATGACTAAAAATAAAGCCCTCTATGCTTGGTTTAACGAGTTCATGCCCTTCTACCGGGCCAGTTCTGTGCCTAACGATGTGGTCATGCCCTACGGCACATACGAGTACACTGACGGGGCCTTTGACGCCGGGGAGATCGGCTTGACAGTCAACCTATGGTTTCGCACGGAGAGCGAGGCTATTCCAGATGAAAAGGCACAAGAGATATCAAAGAAAATCGGATATGGTGGCATACAAATTCCGTGCGATGGTGGGTTTATCTGGATCAAGCGGGGGTCACCTTGGTGTCAGAGTCTTACATACCAGGAAGATCCAGCTGTTAAACGCCGATACATAAATATAACTGCGGAATATTTCACACTAAATTAAGGGAGTGAACTATATATGAAATTTACACGTATTCCGGAAACTACATTTCAGAAGTTACAGCTGAATGCTGGAATTTTGCTGTCTGATTTTACCCCAGGGACTGGAACTGTGGAAGAAGAGGATATTCTTGGAGCAACGTCTGGCGGGGTAAATTTTGTTGCAACGCCAGAATTCTCTGACTTTGGAGAGGATATTGATAATGCCCCGGTCAATGTTCTTGAATTAAAGCGTCTTGATAGCTGGGAGGTTACCATGTCCGGTACGTTCGTGACCGTTGATGTAAACCTTGCAAAAACGTTGGTTGGGATTGCGGATATTGACACATCGGACAAAACCCTTGTTAAACCACGCAATGATCTTTTAACGACTGATTTCAAAGACATTTGGTGGGTGGGAGATTACTCAGACAAGACGGGGGCAACAAATGGTGGGTTTGTCGCAATTCATATGTTGAATGGCCTGTCCACAGGGGGGTTCCAGCTGCAAAGCGGAAACAAAGAAAAGGGACAATTTGAGTTTGAATTTACAGGGCATTACTCCCTTGCGGAACAAAGCAGAGTGCCTTTTGAGGTTTATATTAAGGCTGGGACAGCGGAAGCGGGTGAGTCTTGATGAAAATTTCTGAACTTTCCACAGATCGGGCATTGGACGTCCTGTGCGAACTGACTCCTTACGTTGCAAACATTACAGGGGACAAGGCACTGCTGGACGAATTGGGTAAGAAATTTGATACAAAAGGAAAGAGTGTCGCAGAAATGTACACATTTGCGGCGCAAAAGTGTGCGGCATTGGCGCCGGTTTTACTGAAAGCGCATCGAGCGGATATTTTCGGAGTTCTGGCTGTACTGAATGAAACTTCGGCAGAGGAAATTGGGAAACAGAACGTAGGAACAACGATCAAACAGATTAGAGAGTTGTTTCAAGATCGGGAGCTCCTGACTTTTTTCAAATCGTGGCAGCAGGAGGAAGAGACAAAATAATTCTATCTCTGCTGTCAGTACCCAAAATGAGCGGGAGTTCTTATATTTCTGTCCTTCCAACACTAATAAAAAATACGATCAAAAAAGAACTATACGATATTTATATCACAGATTCTTTGCGTGTAATTGGGGAAAATACAGCCAAGTATGCGGGGGGAAGCTATATCAAGAAACGATGGATTTCATTTATCGAGGACAATCCCCAAAAAGAGCAAACGGGAGAAGAAATTGTTGCGCAAGTGATTGAAAAAACCGGATTGAGACTTATTTCCTCTACATAAGTGGTTGTGGAGAAGGGCTAAGCGGTGCCATTTCAGATGGGAGGTGGCACCGATTAACCTATTTGATCTTTATGCAAAGATATCACTGGATACCAGTGAGTATGATTCTGGGATTAAGAAAGTATCCCAGGGGGGAGAAGCAACCTCTAAGAGCCTGGGATCAAAGCTCGCAAGCGCAGGAAAAACCGCAGCAAAGGGACTTGCCGTGGTTGGAGGAGCAGCAACCGCTCTGGTTGGCGGATTGTTGGCAGTGGATTCTGCAACGGAAGAATATCGGATTGCGCAGGGGAAATTAAACACAGCCTTTGACGCTGCCGGGATGAGCGCCGACGCAGCGCAGCAGGCATACAGTGCATTTTATGGAATCCTTGGCGATACAGACACAGCCACAGAGGCGTCCCAGCTGTTAGCAAAGCTTGCCCTTAGTGAACAGGATATTGCTACCTGGACTGATATTGCAGCGGGAGTTTTTGGTACCTTCGGCGACTCTCTTCCCATTGAAGGTCTGATTGAATCCGCGAATGAAACAGCAAAAGTCGGCCAAGTAACAGGATCTCTGGCTGATGCCCTTAATTGGGCAGGAATCAGCGAAGATGATTTCAATAAAAAATTGGCGGCTTGCACCACAGAGAGCGAGCGGAATCAACTCATTATGGATACCCTTGCGGGCACCTATGATGAAGCCAGTGACGCATTTTATAGAAACAATGACGCGTTAGTACAATCCAGGTCTGCACAGCAGCAAGTGCAAGATGCAATGGCACAGATTGGAGGCGCGGTCTCTCAGGTTAAAACGGCGCTTTTAACAGAATTTGCACCGGCCTTGGCGGCGGTTGCCCCCCAGATTGCAAATTTTATTTCTGGGATTGATGTTTCTTCTCTGGTCAATGGGTTCTCTCAGTTTGTGGGATTTTTTGTGAATAACGGCCCCACAATCATTTCTGCGGTTGCGGGAATTGGCGCGGCATTTGCCACTTGGAAAGTAACCTCCTTGATCTCTGGAATCGTTTCCTCTCTTACCAGCTTGTTTGTCCCGGCGACGGTTGCAGCGACAACAGCGCAACAGGGGCTAAATGTGGCAATGAAAGCCAACCCAATTGGCGCAATCATTACACTGGTGGTTTCTCTTGTTACCGCGATTGTTACCCTGTGGACGACAAATGAGGGCTTCCGGGATGCCGTTGGCGCAATTTGGGAAGCAATTAAAGGTTTCTTTCTTTCAGCCAAAGATGCCATTGTAGCTGCATGGAGCACCATAGGGGAGTTCTTTTCCGGAGTATGGGAAGGAATCAAAGGGGCCTTTTCCGCCGTTAAGGAATTTTTCAGCGAAAGATTCCAGCAGGCGAGGCAGGCGTCAGAGGCGGCCTGGGATGGAATTTCCAGTTTCTTTTCCGGAGTATGGGAAGGAATTAAAGGCGTTTTTTCGACAGTAAAGAATTTCTTTAGCGAAAAATTTACTGAGGCAAGAGATGCCTCAGAATCTGCATGGGATAATATTACTACTTTCTTTTCTGGCGTGTGGGAGGATATCAAAGGGGTGTTCTCCAGAGCCTGGGATGAGTTCAAAAACATTGGTTCTAATATTGTTAATGGCATAAAAGATGGCATTTCAAGTGCGTGGAATGGACTCACAAGCTGGTTCAATGGGCTATGGGATTCTCTCTTCGGGAACCGTACTGCCAATGTTACCGTTAACAAACGTGTTGTCGGTGGGGCAGATGGGTCACATGCGTCTGGCTTGAATTATGTCCCGTGGGACGGATACCTTGCAGAGCTACATAGAGGAGAAATGGTTCTGACGAAGCAGCAGGCAGAGGCATATAGGAACATGGAATTGCCCACCCAAAGAGTTAATTTTTCTTCGTCTTCTATGGGCCTATCGTCGGCTGGAATAATTAACGGCATTTCTTCGGCTTTTCAAAATGGGATTGGAGACCAAAGTATAACAATTAATCTTATGATGCCAGATGGGTATAAAATGGCTTCTTATATACTTGATCCACTGGCAAAATACGCAAAGGCGAATGGTACCCCCATTCTGAACCCGACGTGAGGAAGGTTATGACACAACTTATTTTAGACACAACTGGATACAACATGATCTTGCCAGAAAGCATAAAGGGCGGCTATGTGGTGGAAGAACAGGCGTTGTCTGTTGATGTGGAAATGATTACGGGTCGGATCGTTCGTCAACTGAGAGGAAATGCCTGGCATATTACATACCAGTATGGTTTTTTTGATGATGATACGAAAAATAAATTGCTTTCAGTGTGTCGAAAGGGGAAAGGACAAGCAATTACGTGTGGATTTTTGCCTCCGGATTCCTCTGGAACACTCCTTTATTCGAACTTTCTTGTCATGGCCTTTACGTACCCTAAATTCATGTGGAGTCAGATGCTTCCAGGAGAAAATGGGGATACCGCAAGGCCGCTTTGGGGGGACTTTTCTCTGGAGTTACGAGAGGTGAGGCCGCATGATTGACAGCTCTTCTGCCTATAAATTGGCGGTTTATGGAGATACCAGGCGCGTTGTCCTTCGGGCTGTGATTGATATCAGCAGCCCGGATATTGTATTTGGCGTCGTGAACTCAGATGGAGAGGACGATTTCAGCGTCCCAGGGCAGGTTCATGACCATGTATTTGAGATTGTTCCTTATGCAACGTTGGAATGGAATCGGTTTATTTTGAATGGTGAATTCAATCTCTTTCCCAGAGCAGAGGGCGACCAAGTTGGATTTATTGGAGATTCTTTGTCCAAGGAAGACGGGACCTTTTCTTCTCCAGTTTACGTGGAAGAGACATTTTCCAATGTTTTAATTTTGCAGGCATGTTCGGTCATTTTCCCCACGGCGGTATGGGACGGATATCCCGTTGACTTTAAGATTGAAGTGAAACAGGGAGGCACAGCATATTTTGTAAAAGAATTTAAGGGGAATGCAAAGCGGGAAATTAATGTGGATGGGTTTACAGTAAATAATCCAGACGCCATTCGGGTTACTGTTACGAAGTGGTCTCTGCCATATAGAAGACTGCGGGTTGTTGAGATCATCCCCGGCATCTACGAGGAATGGGATGGCAATGTAATCGCGGAATTTAGCTTGAAACACCAGGGGGATATTTCTTGCTTATCCCTTCCGTATGGAACATGCACGATCAAGATGGATAATTTAGACCGGCGATTTGAACCAAGGAATAAAGCGGGTGTTTTTAAGTCGATTGAAGAACGACAGGCCATAGACGTTTCTATGGGAATTCGTCTCCCAGACGGGACGGACGAGTATAAGAGCGTCGGGATGTTTTATCAGTATTCTGGAGGATGGAAGACCAGCGATAACGGATTGACCATGCAATGGGACCTGGTAGACATCATTGGTCTCCTGCAATCCAGAGAATTTATTGTTCCAGATTCTTTGCCGGAGACGTTGGAAGGATGGGTCGCTGCTATCGTGGCGCAGCTTGGAGTGAACTTTGAAAACCGATATACAGTGGACGCCAATTATGCGGATACCGCGTTGATCGTTTCAAATGCGGAAGATGTTTCTGGTGTAACCTGTGGAGATCTCCTTTTATGGGTGTGTATGGCCTCTGCCACTTGGCCAAGAGCAGACGCAGAAACAGGGAAACTTGCTGTCGAACCTCTATGGAATCAAGGAGATAAGATTACGTTGGAAAATTTGATTTCCTATCCCACAATGAAAGCAAATCCCGATGTTGCTGCGATCATTTTCACCTTAAATGACGGGAACGACACAAAATATGTTATTTCCGGCAATTCAACCTCATCAAGTGAGACAAAGTCCGTAGACAACCCCTTTATCAAAACAAAGGAGCAGGCGCTTGCCGCTGCGCGTCTTATGTTGTCTACCTTTGGCGGAAACCAATATGAAATTTCAAACTGTGGGAATCCGGCGTCCGAAGTTGGAGACGTTGATACAATTTGGCTGGATGAATCCAATGCCACGACGGCGCGTCGGATTCAGCAGGACCTCTCTTTTTCGAGTGGGGTGCTATCTAATTGCACAAGCGTTTTGCTCCAGGCAGACGGTGCGTTTCTTTTCCAGAACCGGGAAATCATCACTTCGTCAGGGACATGGACAGCGCCGGACGGAGTTCTAAAATTACGTGCCATCCTTGTAAATGGTGGGTCTGGTGGAGGAACCGGGACCGATGGTTCTTGGGATGAAGCCGGTACAGATGGAACAGACGGACAGGGTGGCCTTGTTTGGGCAGAAACAATCGAAATTAACCCCCATCAGGTGTTCAATGTGGAGATTGGTCGAGGTGGCGCTCCTGGAGAATCTGGTGGGGTAACAAAATTCGGCTCATATTCTGCCGCAGATGGACAAAATTTTGACCCTAACTATACAGACATTGCGTCGGGGGATGCCTTTGCAAGAGACGGGGTTCAACTTCCGACTGCAAATACAGGAGACGGTGGAAAAGGTGGCGCCGGGGGCGTGAAAGGGAATAGACGTGAAGAGAGCGGCACAGATGAGGAAGGTAATTCCTGGAGCAGGACTGTGATCGACAACTACCCCGGAGAAGGAGAAGAAGGTGTGCCTGGAGCTTCCGGGTGCGTCATTTTATATTGGGATATACAGTAGACGAATGGACTTTTTGGCCGGTATCTGGGGGGTGATCTAAATGGCAGAAGAGTGGTCTCCTATTGTGATCTCAGCGACGTTTACGCCAGCGACTGCCAATGTGGGAGACTCCGTGCTGCTCCAAGTGATCGTACTTGATGTGCAGACGATAGAGCAAGAAGAGATCAGAGTGTCGGGTGAGTTTCAAAGTGGGGAGGTGTAGTTCATGTCGATAACTACGGTAAAAGCGACGTTCGATGGACAGGAATACACTCTTACATTTAATGAAACGACAAGGAAATATGAGACTGTCATTGTTCCGGCCAAAACCTCCCACAATGAAGAAGGGGGATATTTCAACACAGAGATAACTGCAACGAACGACAAAGGAGTTTCCACCACAACGGATGGGACGAATATCCCTGGGCTTCGGTTGACGGTGCAAGAGGAAGTCCCCCCGACTATTCAGCTATTATCTCCGGCAGAAGGGATATTGACAACCAATGTTCCGACCTTTGTTGTAGAAGCATTTGACGAGGAGAACGGCTCCGGGATTGATCCATCCTCTCTGTCTATGCTGATTGATGGGGTCGAGGGAGATATTTCCACGCAGGCCACGGAGAAAGGTTATCAGTTCACCTATACTCCACGAAATGAACTGAGCGAAGGGAATCACAGCTTGACCACCTCCATCCAGGACAACGACGGGAATCAAGCCAGTTTATCTTCGGTTTACATTGTAGACACGGTTCCTCCTGAGCTGACTGTGCATGAATACAGGCAAATCGTTGACGATGAATCTATTACGGTAGAAGGGGTAACAAAGGATGTGACGACATCTCCTGTCACCTTGCTTGTGGGAGGGGAGGAAGCGACTATTGATGAACACGGACAGTTTTCACACACGGTTCCTCTTCGCGTGGGGGAGAACTACATCACTGTTACCGCAACAGACAAAGCAGGTCTGTCCTCTTCTTTTCGCCTCTATGTCATACGGCTCATTACAGACCGTAGCCAGGCGGACATTGAGGAACTTCTTACGATCTTATCCAAAGAAGATCTGACGGAAGAAGAACTAATTCAGCTTGCACAGACAAGCTATAAGGGAGCATATAACGAAACTGATATGAACCGGGTTACAACGGCTGCCGAGTTCCTTTCAGATAGTTTATATACCCGTGGGTATGTAAACCCGTATGTTCCAGTCAATCCAGAACCGGGCAGAGATTATTGGGTGAAAGAGAACAAGCCAACATTAGAGCAATCTAAGGGATATGTTTCTAACGTTAAACGGATTCGAGAGACTTTCCACTTTGTACCTGATCTTCCAGAAGCCCCCTCTGATATGCAGAGTTTCACCTTCCAGGAAGCGAACAATTTGGAAAAGATCCTTGTCCAAGTAGAATCCATGTTCCAATGGATGGATAAATCCTATCTCATGGCGGGAGAGGCCATGTGCGGAGAATTTTAAGAAAGGGTGTGTTTTAGTGCAAGATGCCATTATGAAAGGGAACGGGAATTCACGATACCTAAAGACAGTAGGGGAAGCCTTGTCCCTCTATCCAACCTATGAGGATTTTATGCAGGCTATGGTTGCAGGGATATTTCCAGTAGACTTCAATGGGATTAATAAAGACGGTTGGACCCAGCTGGGAACCCATCTAAACAAAGCAAACCTTCTCTCAGATACGGTGATCTCCACGCTGGGTCTTTCCACGGGAGCTAATTCAACTCCTAACGATGCTTTCAATGTCCTTGCAAACGTCGGCAACGTCCATGTGTGGAGGAAGACATCTGTGAGCGAATCCCCCTATTATGAATTAGGTCCTATTGAAAGTGTTGATCTATTGGGGAGCGGTCATATTTCGCAATGGAGTACAGTTCGGTCGTCGGATTCGGTGTCAGTGGCAAACGATGGTAAAGTTTCATTATCTAATCCATCCACAGGAGAGTGGATAGGTTATGCTGCATATGGAAGCACTCCGACAGGCAATTATAATTTTACCGGGAAATTTATTCAAGTTACTGGTACTCATGAATCTGACACTACGGGAACAAGCAACGGATCGTTACCAGGCACCTTTCTTGAAGGAGTATATTTTATTCCGAGTGATGCAGTTATATCGCAGACGAAAAAAGATAGTAATGTTTTTAAGGTGCAATGCAACAAGGCCCAAAAGGTCGTAGGGTATAAAGCAGGCACCCACATCACCTACCTAACCTCCACAAACCGCAATGCCTACCAGGAGGGAACAGATGGATCTGAAAAACCTGCTGGGTATAAATTGGGATCTAAAATTACAGGCAATATAGCTCTTACTGATCGAACGAATGAAAGTAGCACTATTTACTGGAACTACTCCGATCAGGTAGACGTTTCAGATGACGGGGAAGTCTCGTTAATAGCCCCGAATAGGGTTGATTTTAATGCGACGCAATCAAACGCAGTAAATATGGCTGAGTCCCTTGTCGGAAATTTTATTATGACAACATCATCGGCTACCGCCATTAAGGCGAATACTGTTTATTTTATTCCTGACGATGCGTCCGTGGCACGGGAGATGTCAGGAACAAAATTTGTTTATACAACCGCCATCCAGTCCGTCACCGGCTACCCCGCCATCCCCGCAGGCACCACCATTAAGTATCTGGGGGTATTAGGAGACAAAATTCGAATGCAGATAGTCTCTTATATTGGGACAGGGACATCTGGGGAAGCCACCCCCTGTTCGATTACCGCTGACTTTAAGTTTAAGACTGCTGAGTACCTTGGTTCTTTGCGGGGTGGAAGTCTTTCGCCAGCTGTCACATACATTGATGCCAGAGACAAGGTCCTTAGTGAGGCCATAACAACAGAGTTTACAGCGTATAGTGGCTTTTGTCTTGATGACTCACAGGATTCGTTTGGAAAAAAGAGTGAGGACGGAAAAACCATAACCTGGTATTCCCGATATAATAACAGGCAGTCTAATCAATTAAATGAAGCAGGTGTGAAATATTACTTCCGATTCTTTGGATAAAGGAGGGTAACCATGTATTACATTAACTCAACCCCTAATGGCTCTGGGTACCACGGCAACCCCATGGGACAACCTTTCCCAAACTGTGTGACCCTCCCTGACGATCTCCTGAGCCCCTATCTTGCGGCAAAGGGGTTTGTGGCCTTGACCGTGGAAGACGGTGCTGTGACAAGCCTGGAGACCAACCAGGAGGCGCTGGACGCCTATGAAGCAGACCACCCTGACCTCCCGCCGGAAGAGCCGGAGGAACCCGTTACCTGGGCCGCCATGGCGGCAGCAATTCGAGAAGGAGTGAATGACGTTGACTGAAAAAGAGTTTGTTTTGGATACCCTGCGCCGGGCGGGGAAGGCTGCCGCAGTCAACTTGCAAGCAGAATCCCCCTCCATGACCGGCACGGAACTCTGTGCTGCGGAGGAGTATATCCCAGACTTCCAGGCGGCCAGAACTGCCAAAAACATGCTGGAGCGCAAGGCAGGCCAGAAAGATGGCTTTGTCTGCCGGTCCAGCGCCGGGCGGGTGGTTCGTCTCCTCCAGGTCTATGACAGTGAACTCTATCCCCAGGAGCCGGAGGAGCTGCCCGCCCAGTGGGGGTTTGTCTGGCCCACTGACCCGGACAAGGCGCTGCCCTTCCTCTCCCTCTCCACTTCCCCCTACGCCAAAGGGGACTGCTGTACCGCAGATGGCAAAACCTGGCGCAGCAAGATTGACACCAACACCTGGTCCCCGGAGACAAGCCCGGAGTTTTGGGAGGAAGTGGAACCCTGACGAACCATCCCACACAGAGAGAGGAGGGCTGTTATGCCCATGGACAAGTGTACCTTTAACCCCGGGAATGAATGCTTGGGGCTGCAAAAGGCTAACATGTTGGAGAAGTCTCTGAACAGCCATTTGGATGCGGCCCGGCAGACCCATAAGGAGATGTATGATCGCATCCGGGCCCTGGAAACTGAGAGCGCACGCCGGGACGAACAGTATGTTCAGATTCTGGACAAGCTGGATGAAATGTCCTCCAAAATCACATCGGCACTCAGCCAGGTGAGTGAGCTCCAGATCAAGCCCGCACGCCGGTGGGAAGGGTTGGCTGATAAAGCAATCTGGGCTGTTTTCGCGGCAGTGATTGCGTTTCTGCTGGCAAAAATCGGGCTGTGAGAGGGGGTGAAGGGAATGAGTGAGAAATGGAAAGCCTGGTGGAAAGCGGCGGGAATCCGTGCAATCAAGACCATGGCAGAGACCGCCATTGCCACGATTGGGGCGGCAGCGGTGCTTTCTGCGGTGGAATGGCCGGTGGTTCTGTCGGCCACCATACTGTCCGGCATACTGTCCTTGCTGGTTAGTATCAAGGGCTTGCCGGAAGTTGAGAAAGAAACCGCAAACAAAAACTAAAGACAAAGAAGGAGAATTTGTATGGCAAATCGTTTTTATCAGAATCGCATGGCAATCAAGGCAATCAGCGAGAAAGAGGGCGTAGATGTAGATATCGCCTCCCGCATGTATGCGCAGCAGCAGGGCTGGACCGGCTGGGAAAAGGAAATGGACGAATGGAATGATATCCAGCGTTCCTACATGAAGTCTAAGACAAAGACCTTGGCGGATCTTTTTAAGTAAAAGGTGATTCCTATGGAAGAAAAGAATGTTCCTCTGCCCGTCGTACATCCAGAAGATGATATTCCAGAATCTATGCTGGACGAGATGACCAACGGAAAAGGGGGAGATAAAGATGAGTAACAGCCCTCTTGTGACCTACACCAAATTATCCCCCAACCATTCCGGGCGGCGCAACCACGTAATCGATACCGTTTCCGTTCACTGCATGGCAGGCAATGCCAGCGTAGAGACTTGCGGGGCATTGTTTGCTGACCCGTCTCGTAAAGCCAGCAGCAATTATGGGATTGGAAGCGACGGACGGATTGCCCTGTATGTGGAGGAGGCCAACCGGTCCTGGTGCACCTCCAATGCCGCCAACGACCATCGGGCCATCACCATTGAGGTGGCCAACAACGGCGGGGCGCCGGATTGGCCGGTGTCGGACAAAGCCTACGCCGCATTGCTGGACCTATTGACGGATATCTGCCGGAGAAATGGGATCAAGAAACTACTGTGGAAAGGGGATAAATCCCTGATCGGCCAGGTGGACAAGCAGAATATGACGGTTCACCGGTGGTTCGCCGCCAAGGCCTGCCCGGGGGATTATCTGTATAACCGGCACGGAGAGATTGCCGCCGAGGTCAACCGGCGGCTGGAAGGAGAGGAGGAGCCCATGGACATCGCAAAATTGATTTCTGAAATGACCAACGAACAAGCCTACCAGCTCATGCAGAAAGCAGAGCTCCACGCGAAGACGCTGTCTGAGCCTGCCTGGTCCCAACAGGAGGGACATTGGGCAAAGGCTATGGCAAATGGTATCGTGGATGGTACCAGCCCAGAGCGCCCCATGAAACGGGATGAGGTGATTGCAGTGCTGGGGCGAAAAGGATTACTGTAAATTATGTTTGCCCAGAGGTAAATGGAAAACCCCTCTGGGATATATCCAGAGGGGTTATTTTAAGACGTCAGTTGAAAGTATTTCGTTTATATCATGGTTAAAATCTTTGTAAGATGCAATACAGTCCGAAAGATAATCTAATCCTGTTTCTGTAATTGACAAGTATACGCGGATTCTGTTATCTTCACTCACTTCTTTAGACGCAACACGGACAAAACCTAATTTTTGAAGTTTATTAGATAAAGCGTATAGAGTACAAAAAGAAATTTTTCCGTCACTCATTTTTGAAATAGATGACATAATTTCATAAATGTACATAGGTTTCTGACGCAACAGAAAAAGAACCAACATACTTGTTGTCGCTTTTTTTAGTGACTCGTGGAGAGAAGCAGGTGTTCCTTTGATTTTTGCTTGTATAATGATCATCCCCTTTATACAAAGAATAATTCATATTTGTAAATATGTCAACTGTTAGTCCTCTTTAACCAGAAAATGGAGGAGTTTGGTTTATGAAGATTCCAGAAGGCACAGTAAACGAATTAGAAGAATGTAAAGCATTATGTTTAATCCTCTTTGATTTACTGGCACAGAAACAAAATTCAAGCCCAGGACACATTGAAACAAGACGAGCATTGAAAGAGATTCCGCTTGTATCTGAATTTGATGCAGTTTTAGCGCGATGCACACTGAATGATGAGGACAAAGCTATTTTGAGGATGCATTATGTTCAGAGAAAAGATTTTCGATATATCGGTGATTCTCTTGGGTTTTCCGAACGTACAATTAAAGAGAGGCACAGGGAATCACTTCGGAAAATTTCCCATGTACTTTGACCACCCTTTTGGGTGGTCTTTTTTTGTGCTTTTCCTGTATTTAGGATGAACATTTTATCGAAAGAATTGCAATAGAATAAAAATTAAAGGAGGATGCAGTGAATAGTGGAAATAACCACTGGCCAATAGGCGCGGACTGTATCCTTTTTTATTTAGGTGATTTTATGTTTGTTTATTACAATCCGAATCCAGAAAAGAAAAACGTCGGGGATTGCACAATAAGGGCTTTGTCAAAAGCGTTAGGACAGAGCTGGGAAAAAACATATATCGGAGTTGTGCTACAAGGGTATCAAATGGGAGATATGCCATCGGCAAATCATGTTTGGGGGGCATACCTCAGAAAACATGGATACCGAAGAAATCTGGCAGAGGAAGATACAACGGTAAATTCCTTTGCCGACAGGAACCCCGAAGGGACCTACATTCTTGCCCTATCTGGACATGTCGTTTGCGTGCAGGACGGCACCATTTACGATACTTGGGATAGTGGAAATGAAATCGTTTTATATTTTTGGGAGAAAGGATAACAAAAATGGCTTATCAATATTATCCAAGCTATCAGTCTCCATATTATCCGCCACCTGCGCCGGATCATCTTGCGCAGCTTCGTGGACAACAGCCGTTCCAAGCTCCTATGCAGGGACAACCTGTTCCGCCACAGGGAAACACAGCTGGAAATGGAATTATCTGGGTGCAAGGGGAAGAAGGGGCAAAAGGGTATTTAGTTGCACCAGGAGAAAACCGTTTGCTGATGGACAGTGAAAACTCCACGTTTTATATCAAATCAACTGATGCGTCAGGGATGCCCCTGCCTCTTCGAGTATTTGATTATACCGAACGTACGGGGGCAAAGAAAGCCTCACAATCCGTGCAGGAATCGTCTGTTCAGTTTGCCACCAAAGAGGAATTAGCCGCTCTGACTGCCCGCTTGGACGCTCTGACAGCGCAGAAACAACCTGCAAAAGAGCAGGTAGCTAAGGAGGACGAGAGTAATGCCTAATCCGATTTTTCAAGTTCTTGGTGCTGGGAATAGTCAATCCAATATGATGCAGCAGTTTCAGCAGTTCATGAATCAAATGAAAGGCAAGGACCCAAACGCTATGATTAACGAATTGGTGTCCAGTGGCAAACTCACCCAATCCCAACTGGATGCAGCCCAGAAACAGGCTCAGCAAATGCGAGGGATGTTCGAGGGGATGCGGGGGATTTTTGGGAAATAAATATAATCAAAATCCCGGCCGGGTTTTGAAAATAAATTTACAAAGGAGAAAAAACAATGAGTCTTTCTTCGGACAATACTGTGATGACCATGCCAGTAACTCCTGCCTATCAGGGCGGCGGTTATGGTAATTCCATGTGGGGTGGAGATTGGGCCTCCTGGATTATCCTGTTTCTGATCTTCGGCATGTTTGGCTGGGGGAACGGTTTCGGTGGCGGTTTTGGCGGTAATGGTGGTACCAATGGCCCTGGCTTTCAGGGCTGGGCTACTCGCGCCGACATCAACGAGGGCTTTGCTCTGAATGGTTTACAGAATGGACAGAATTCCATTCGTGATGCAGTGAGCAACGGATTCCATGGCGTTGATAATGCCGTTTGTACTCTTGGTTATCAGACGCAGCAGGGCTTTAATGCTTTGGGGGCACAGATGGCTCAGTGTTGCTGCGATACCCAGCGCGCTATTGATGGTGTGAATTATAACATGGCCACCCAGGCATGCGATACTCGAAACACTATCCAGAACAGCACCAGGGACATCATTGACAATGCCAATGCGAACAGCCGAGCCATTCTTGACTTCTTGACCCAGGACAAGATTACAACGCTGCAAGCCGAGAACCAGTCTCTGAAACTGGCTGCCTCTCAGGCTAATCAGAACAGCTATTTGACAGCGACTCTGGATGCGCAGACCAATGAGCTGATCCGACGCATCAACCCCATGCCCATTCCGGCCTATCAGGTCCCGAATCCTTATGCCGGTTGTGGGTGTAATCCCTGTGGCTGCGGCTGCTAAAACCTAATACATCAACTTTCCGGCATGACCGGAATGTTCGGCCCCGTGCCGATTTTGGAACAAGCGCGGCGGGGCAATAGCCTCGCCGCTATCTTTTTTGAAAGGAATGATCTTATGGCTGAATTTACTGGCGTATTTGTGCAGCAAGTGGCTGCGGGACAGAATGTCGTATTTACAGAGACCCCCGTGAGCGGATCTAATTGTGTTGTACATAGAGATGGTTCTGGCATCGTTACCTTGCGCGGTATGACAAATCAATGCCGAGCCCGTTACAAAGTTGTATTTGGCGGCAATATTGCCATTCCCACAGGCGGCGCAGTTGGACCTATCTCTATTGCTATTGCGGTGGAAGGTGAAGCATTGGGCAGCGCCACTGCTATCGTGACCCCTGCCGCGGTGGACGAGTTTTTCAATGTGTTTGCTGCGGCCTTTATTGAGGTTCCCCGTGGCTGCTGTGTGACTGTGGCAGTCAAAAATACCAGCACAGAGACGATTGAGATTGAAAATGCTAACCTGATCGTTGAGCGTGTGGCCTGAAAGGAGATTCAATATGTATATGCATGAACTGAAAGAAAAGCTCTGCGAAGAGCTGAAGGAAATTGCCCGCAAGGGCGAGTTGGGCGCCGGAGACCTGGAGATCGTCCACAAGCTGACTGATACCATTAAAAACCTGGACAAGATTGAGATGCTGGAGGAACACGGCGATTACAGCCGGGCTGGTGACTGGGAGGCCGATATGCGCGGCACCTATGGACGAGGCTCCAGCTACCGTGGCCGGAAACGGGATTCCATGGGCCGGTATAGCCGGGATGGACGCATGTATTCCCGCTCCGATGCTAAAGAACACATGATGGACCAGATTGAGGATATGATGAGTGGTGCCAACGAAAGAGAAAAGGAAATCCTGCGCCGGGCTATGGAGCAGCTGGAGAAAGCGTAAGGGGGTGCCCCCATGCTTGACCGAAAGGAAATAGATATTGAAATTGCCCGTTTGGAGTATGGGGAGAGTAGCTACCCGGCTTATGCCAAGCTGGCAAACCTTTATACTATCCGGGACTGCATGGATCGGGAGGAAGGAAAGGCGGTTCCTATTGCTTATGATGGAGGGCATTCTACTTCCCCAGATCCTCCCCGCTGGGGGGAAAGTGATTTCCTCTGTGAGGTGAAGAATAGGGACCCGGACGCTGTATGGGAAATAATAGATGACCTTATGGACACATTGCATACTGTTAATCCCCGTGTATATGAAGGAGTAATGAGAAAAATAAGGTCCTGCTAAGTGTTAGTGATTTGTTAGTAACCGTTTCTGTTCTTAAACGTCTGCGATTGTTTCTCCATCGGAAAAACAGTTGAAAATGGCTGAAAATAAAGGTAGAATACTTATCAACCGGTGTCAGGAATCCTCTTCCTTTCTTTGGTAAGGATGAGGTCGGCGGTTCAAATCCGCCCAGCAGCTCCAGAAAACCCGTTGTCCCGCAAGGGATAGCGGGTTTTTCTTTTCCTTTTTCATTTCTAATTTGTTAGTAACCTGTATGTAACGGTGTTTACTCAACGGCTTTTACTCAACGGCTTTTACGAGAGTATTAATATCAATGTGCGTATATACGTTTGCCGTTGTAGAAAAGTCTGCATGACCGAGAATTTTTTGTAATAGCTCGGGCGGCATTCCTTCTTTAACAGCTCTGGAGGCGTAGGTATGGCGAGTAGCATGAGGTGTTTTCTTTGCGATCCCTAACTTATTTAACAGAGGATAATAATCCCGGTTTCGATAATTTGCATACGTTTTTTGTCCCACATATCCTGAAAGAAACAACGGCCCTGTAGCCAGTTCAGCAAAATATTTAAAATGGGCTCTTCCCTCTGGCCGGATGGGGATCACACGATTCCGTCCTGCTTCTGTCTTGGAACCGCCGATTATATATGTTTCGTGATAATCTTCCAACCGAAGGGAGAACAATTCTCCGATCCGCATACCCGTGGAAAGAAGCATTAAAATAATTCGGGAGGTTTCTGAACCGTCCTTTTCGATTTTCTCAATTTCTTCTTCAGTAAATATTTCTTTTTCCTTTTTCTGTTTGGAATAAAGCTGAATAAATTGAGCATAGTTCTTCATAATAATCTCCTCTCGCATAGCCCATTTTGACATTTGATTGATAAGTTGCTTATACTTTTTTATTGCCTCTGATTTTTCCTTATTTTCGTCTATAATAGCCTGGAAATCCGCTGTCCGAAGTTCCCGGAATTTTCGGCCATACAAAGATGCAAACGCTTTATAGCTTATTTCATATGATTCCTGTCCAGACTTAGACAAGTTCTTGCAGTGTTCCGTCCTCCACGCCTCAAACACCTCGGAAAAGGTCATGTTATACCGTTCAGTCAGATCTATACCTGCAAGTTTTTCCAGGGTTTCCAAAGCGTCCGTTTTGCGCTCGTAGTATCCTATCACTACTTTGTTTTTTGCGGCCACCCAGGGCCGTTTCCGGCGCCCCTGGAGCTTATATACAGTCCCTGTTCCATTTGCTCTTTTTAAAGCTTTTCTTTTTTCGGCAACCTGCTTTTTCCCGCATAAAGGGCAAAAGATAGAATATTCTGGTATTTCTTTTTTGCACTTGATACATAACATTGACAACACTCCTTCCATTCGTTAGAATAGAAGGGAAGATCGCCCTTGCAAAGCATCTTCCCTTCTACAACCGTCCTCGGTGCGCCAACACCGGGGGCGGTTTTTATTTATTCGAGATTGTTTATGGCATAATCAGCTTCTTCCTGCGTGAATTTCTCTCCATATTCAGAAACGAGCTGGTCCCGAACACCTTCCTTTGACATATTCATTGTTTCATAATATGTCTTTGCCTTCTCAAGCGCGTTTGCCTTGTAATCGGCTTCCAGATTATCAATAGCATATTGAGCAGCCTCTGGCGGGAAATTTTCTCCGTATTCAGACACAAGCTGATCATAGATTCCTTGCTTTGACATGTGCATTGTTTTGCTATATGTCTCGGCTTTCTTTAGCGCATTTTTGTACTCTGTGGGGACATCTGCATCTTTTTTCTCTTCCGATGTTTCCTGGTTGCTCGCCGGCTGTTCTGAAGTGGCAACGGGATCTTCATTTGAGGGAGTTTGGGGCGTATTATCATTGCCGCCGCCAGCGATGGCAGCAATTATGATAACAACGACAACGGCTAAAACGATCCACTTTGCTTTTCCCTTTTTCTTTTTCTCTTTTGTCTCCATGATGGATACCTCCAATTATTTTTATATATCACGTAGCCCAATCTATGGACTAACGTCGATATCTGTCGGATAGTTTCACTTGCAAATATCGAACAACCGTTCTATTATTTATATAAAGTCGAAAAGGAGGAGTCGACATGAATATGGAAGGAATTTATTGGATGATTCAGGAGAGCCCGGACAAAAACCGTATTGAAACTGATTTAGAGCTACTTTTTGGGGTACGTGATATTCGTGAAATTACTGATCCACGATTAGATACGTTTATTAAACAGGTATTACCCAAAATAAGCAGCTCTTTTGATCGCTCAGAGGTAGATGCTATATGAAAGAAGAGAAAAGAAAGAAAACAGAGCGATTAAAGAAAGAGCTTCAATACATCATAGAGAGAAATTCTAATGAAGAATTTTTGAAAGCCATGATTACCCGTGCAAAAATATTAGAAAAACTGATCGGCTGATCTTCCAGGCCCCGGAGAAATCCGGGGCTTTTTATTTTCCAGATAGATTGTCGATCATTTTTTTTACAGCGGCTTTTTCATCATCATCCAAAAACCAATAAGCCTTAATAATCCGTTTAATTAAATCATCATCTGATATGTTGATTTTTTCCATGATCTCAAGGAATTCTTCGTCTTTATCTCTTTCCATGTGGGGTTCACCTTCTCCGGTGCGAAGCCACACTTCAGATATATTGAACTCTCGGCAGATATCCGCAATCGTTCGGTCGCTTGGTGTTTTCACTCCAGAGCACAATTGAGAAATAAATGCTTGAGATACATTTAAGCGTTCTGAAAAAGCTGTTTTTGTGAGTCCACTGTCCTTAACACACCATGCAATTCGATTGTTAATGGTCTCCACTTTTTACACCTCCTGTCTAAAATCCATTAAAACATAAAGATAGAAAAAAGTCAATAGAAAATTTAACTGAGTTATAAAAATTGCTTGACAGAGGAACTTGGTTATGCTACTATATAGCCAAGCAATGAAAGAGGGGTGATAAGAATGGACGTTGCAATCTGTAAACTGGGGAGCCGATCATTTTTCCGGCTAAACGGCGAGAGCATCGAAATCAAGGACTATAAAATTTCAAGCTCCATGCACGGGAGCACGGAGATTGAAGTAGTCTTTGAATTTGAAGGGGACTTTACAGAGTTTTTGTCAAAAGCCAACTCATTAAAGCATTCGCAACAGAGCCAGTAATCCAGGAATTACGCTCCATGATTTCACGAAACTTCGAGAACAGACCTTTAGACGGAGGGACTTGGTCATTGATCACCATTTCCAGCAGGTCAACTATTTTTTCAAGCTGCTCCTTATCTGTGGATGTATCAGATGCAACGGCCTGTCTTAATTCGTGCACTGTTGAATTGTAGTTGACGGTCGCCTGGTTTCCTGTTCCGATGATAGAACCATAAGCGTTTTGAATATTAAAAACAGGCGGCGATGATTGCTTGGTGGCACTGTATTCCTGCTCTGTCCGATAGAATACCTTTAGGAAATGAGGTTTTCCATATGCAAACTCGGTTTCCGTTCTTACTACATGATACGTTTCCCCAACGGGATTTATCAGAATATCAGATTCCACTATGTCTGTTCCTGGCCTAAACATTATGTAACCTGTGTCTGGGAGTCCTCGTTCTTCTCTATCTGGTTCGTTTTGGCGCCGCAAAGTGTAATTAATTCCATAAGGGCGCAAAAAATCTTCAAATGGCATGATCTTCATCTCCCTTCTGTGCTCAGTATACCACAGCAGGAAAGGGAGGACAACAGGAGGTGTTTTATTGAGTGAGCACAGGAATCTAAGCCGGGATTGAAAGGTGGTGACAACATGATTGATCTAAAGAAGCTCTCTGATGTTCAGAGCGTGGTAGACAGTCTTTCTGGACTGCCAAAGGAAGCCCTGTTTTATATTGCGGGGTATGCAGAAGGATGGAGGGACAAGCCCAAAAAGAAAAGAAGAAAAAGCAACGGAGAAAAACGACCCCGCCCTTAATCGGGCGGGGATCTGGAGAGTGATCTTATGTCTATTGGGACGAATCTTCGGAAAATTCGAATTTCAAGAGGATTTACACAAATGGAAGTCGCGCGGCAGATACGAGTATCTAATCAGGCTGTTTACTTTTGGGAATCTGAAAAGCGAATTCCTGGAGTTCTCCATCTCAACGCGTTGGCGCGACTGTTTGAATGTGATATCTCTGATTTTTTACAAGAGAAAGAAGGTAACAGAATATGACGAATTATAAGGTCAAAGTTTTGACCATCGAGGAAGCAACCGAAATTTTAAGAGCGGCTGGATTGAGTATATCCCCCGACACTCTTAGACGCGGCATCAAACAAGGAGTATACCTTTTTGGGACATGTATTGAGGGCGCAAAACAGCCTATTTTCCACGTTTATGAAAAGCTGATGGAAGAGTGGATGAAGAAAAGAGGTGAAATTGATGAACCCAGTACAAGAGATCAAGCAACGCCATGACATGGACATCCTGCTGCGGGCCATTGCCCCAGCGGCCAGAAAGCGCCAGGAGGCCCGGCGCAGAAGGGAGATGGGGAAGAGCCGGATCAACGCCGCCTTGGCCCGCCGGGGCATTCCCTTCCGCGCGGTATGAGGGGCGCGGTGTATCGTCTCTGCCGCCGGTGTAAGCAGCGGTGGAACGTGTCCGCCCTGGAACCTGGAGAGAAGGTATATCTCTGCCCCAGGTGCGAAAGGGGGTGGGTATATGGTGAAGATCAACGGGGTCAAGGTGCAGACCGAAGGGAGGAAGCCTTGGAACACCGTTTCCTCTGGGCCCGGCTGTGACCGGCGAAAGAGCAAAAATGGGGTTGTCCCTGTGTGGGATTCCCCGGAGAAGATTCAGCGGTGTTTGAACTGTACCAATCCAGATTGCAACGGGCGCTGTCCGCGTGAGTTTCGCACGAAGCAGGGCCGCCCCCTTATTCCCATGCCGGCGGACTTTCCAGAGAAGGAGAAGCTTCTTCGATACCATGAGCTGATCGACCATTACGGCGTGAATACCACGGTTATCACCCGATGGAAAAAAGAACTCCGTGGAAAAAGCGAAAAATGAACTCTGCCGGTTTGCAGCACCGGCAGAGTTCAGAAAGGAGATGTTATGAAAAAATTATTTTCTCTTTGTTCCTGAGTTTTATTGTAACAAAAATTGGAGGTTTGTCAAGATGGAGGAACGAATCAACTTTTTCCCCAAAAAGGTGGTCATAGAGGTTTCTGCCAGGACATGCCGGAACTTTATCATGGACGCATGCCTGGATGACTTCATGGATTACATGTTCTTATATAACAGTTTCACCATGTCGGCCTATCTGGACGAGAAGATGGACCTATTTCAGGAATACCTGGACTGCGGCGAAAAGGGGGAATGACTTATCGGGATTCCAGTTTTGATCTATGGCAAGAGCGGGTCTGGGAAGTCCCGTTCCCTGAAAAACTTTGCCCCAGATGAAATCTTTTTGATTAACGTGGTGGGCAAACGCTTGCCTTTCCCCGGGACCTTCCGATACCAGATGAAGACAGACAGCTACCAGACCATTACCACTGGCCTGCAAAAGATGCCCACCAAAACCGCTGTCATTGATGACGCTGGGTACCTTTTGACGAACACTTTCATGAAAGGTCATTCCGCACCCAAGTCGGGAAGTTCTACGTTCGACCTCTACAACGATATCGCGGACAATTTCTGGCGGCTGCTGATGTTCATTCAGGCACAGCTTCCAGAGGATGTCATCGTCTATATCCTCATGCACGAAACTACATCCGATTTTGGAGAAACCAAGCTGCGGACCATTGGAAAGCTGCTGGACGAGAAGGTTTGCATTGAGGGGATGGTCACAATCTGTCTGCGCTGCATGGTGGAAGGGGACCGCCATTTCTTCCGCACCCAATCCAATGGAATGGACATTTCCAAGTCGCCCGAAGAAATGTTTGACCTGGAGATTGAGAATGACCTGAAATTTGTCGATCAGCGGATTAGAGAGTATTGGGGGCTGCTCCCCACCACATCTCCTGAGGAGGCGACAGACAATGGCTGAATTCTCTCGCGGGGTGAAGGAATATATCCGCGCCCGCGCCATGGTTGAGGTGACGTTTCCCGTTGACTTTAAGGATAACGTGGACATTCGTTGCTGTCAGTGCAAATACTACCGCCGCAACTACCGCAGCTGCGGTCTCAACGGGGAAATTTGCGAGTACCCAGACAAATACATCGGGAGCAGATGCCCCCTTATATTTTACACAGAGGAGGAACAAAGCGAATGATCCAAGCACCGGAGAACAAAGCTGACATCAATGAAGAATTAAACAGCCTGTCAAAGTCTTGCATATTACTTCTTCATTATCAGGAAGAAGTTATTTTCTCCATGATCGGCATTCTGGATACAATCCGAAATGAATTAAATCAAATCAACCACAAGGAGGAACAAAAACCATGATTCAAAAACCGAAAAATTGGGATTCCGTGCAGGAGTTCTCTGACCGTCCCAAACTCCCCCTGGACGCCTATGTCTGCCGGGTCAAGCAGGTATCCTTTGCGGATACCAATTATGGTCCCCAGCTGCTGATCCTCTTCGACATTGAGGAGGGAGAGCAGAGAGGGTTCTTTTCCAAAGAGTTTAAGGCCAACACCATGCAGGATAAAAAGTGGAAGGGGGTTATTCGTCAGTTCTTGCCCAAAGACGATGGGACGGACAACGACGAACGGACGACGCGTTCTTTCAAAGGCTTGACCACCGCCTTTGAGCACTCCAACCCTGGGTACACCTGGAACTGGGAGGAGACTTCCCTGGTGGGGAAGCTGGTGGGTATCCTCTTCCGGAATGAGGAATGGTCCTATAACGGGAAAACCGGCTGGGCGGTGCGTCCTTTCCGCGCCATGAGCGCAGATCGGGTCCGCAGCGAGGAATACATCTTGCCCCCGGACAAGCCCTTGAAAAAGGCCGCAGCGCCCTCTAACGGTTTCGCCGCCATTCCTGATAATGGGCCCTTGCCCTGGGACAACGACAGTGGGGACGGACCGCTGCCGTTTTGAGAAAGGAGTCTAAAATGGAAAAATTGCTGTTGACCCGGAAAGAGGCCGCTCAGGCCCTTAATATCAGCGTGGACACATTGGACAGGTTGAGAGCAGCCAAGTTCATTCAAGGAATCAATATTGGCGCCCGGGTTTATTTTCCCCCGGAAGAATTGAAAGCCTTCTTATCCAAACGCGGGGGTTCTATCTTGGACTTTGGGATTCGTTTATGAGGGAGGAAACCCATGCGAATTCTTTACATCACTGAAAGTGGGAGAGATGTTTTGCTCAACCTCACAACTGACCAACGAGATAGGGTCCTTCTGGCCCTTCTCGTTGGCTCGGACGCCGGGGATGACTGGGAAGCCCCTGAATGGTTCGCGTTAAAATTTCTCCGGGAAGAAAATGAAGAGATCAAGCGGAAGAGGGCAAAGAAAAGCGAGTATAATCGTCGGTACTATCAAAGACAGAAGGAGAAAAACACAAGTTCTGAAAAGTTCTTAAAAAGTTCTGAATCTGTTCTGAAAAGTTCTGAAAGATTACTGAATTTTTCTGAAAAAGTTCTGAAAAATTCTGAATTTTCTACCCCCTCTCCCTCTCCTTCTCCCCCCTTTCTTCCCCCCTCCTCTCTTTCCCCTACAACCCCTATCTCTTCTCC